GTGGAGTGGAGAGTGTCTTAGGAACAGCAATCACCCTTACGGGTGATTCTTCCTGGGGTGATAGGAACGGAACCCCCTCTAGGTCTTTCCAGTACCTAGAGTTCGGCAGTAGGAAGTCCACAGAGTGGAATCCTGCGTGTTCGAGGCGCCAGTGCCATCTAGCACTTCCCAGATCGTATTTCTCGTTCCCGAGCAAACGATCTTGGGTGGCTCCGGGGCCGTGTTTCGGTACCAGACCATAATCGGAATGGAGATTATCCATCCCATGGAAAAGGTCACCGAAAACACGAGCAGCCATTCGCCCAAAGGCGCGAATCTCCTCATCACTGAGGAGATCCATGGCTTCTTCCAGTTCCTTGTCCGTCTCGACGAAACCTCGGTAGGCTGCATCAATCCTCCTTTCGGAACATTGAAGCTCTACCTTGGACATCAATCTTGTGAGCTGTCGTATTGCAACGACAGCATCGATTGATGGCTCGTCTAAGACGACGCCGGTCTCTCGATTGAAGATCAGATCGAAGAATTCCCCTAGAAATATGGGAGTCTTCCCTCGACACCGGAAACCGGTGAATGAGGATGGATCCGCTCGCCCGGTATCCAAGGCCTTATCAAAGGCCTTGGCGAGCAGCGGAAGGGTAATCGTGAAATACGAGAACCCTTCAGTCTTCAAACGAGCCGCAGCAGATTTCCTGCTGCGGTGGGTGTCTACCTGGCATCGCTCACCGAATTCCTTGGTGAGCTCCATCCAGAGCAACATGGGGCTTTTCACAACCGCTTCCTTTCGTGAAGCTGAGTTGATCCTGTCTCATGCTGACCCTAGTTGTTGTTCCTCAGCTCTCCCCACCAAGAAGCTTGGTGAGGTTGGCACCGGTAAAGGCAGTGAGGTTGGCCAGAAGGCCATCCAGCTCTGCCTTTGCGGTAGCAGTGTCGTAGCCGGGCGGAACGTCTACCGTGAGGTAGATACTCATTGACTGAGTAATGTTCTGTCCGGTCACGAGAGGACTCGCGACAAGCGTGTCCATCTGGTGCTTGAGGGTGTGACGGTGGCGCTTCCCATAAGAATGGGTAAGGAACCACTGGCGAGAACGGTCCGAAGTAGCATACTTCGATCCGTTCTCATTCGACGAGACGCGATTAAGCGTCTTCGCCGAACCAGAAACCGTCACAGACTGGGGGTCAGAAAACATGAGATCACTCTTTCAGGTTGATGGCGCTTTTGGCGCCCATTGATGGAAGGAGTTGAGGAGCTTGTGGCCCCTCGCGTCCCAGTGTGAGTACCCTGTAGGATTACAGGGCTCGGGGGTGCCGGCTTAGGCCGAGCGCCCCGAGGATTGCCCACTGACGATTGGTAAAACCGTCAAATGTCAATCCGAATCCGTAAGGCGTCGCTTGTACTCTGCGCTTCCTCTGTCCGAGGAAGACATCTTCGTACGCAGCAGGAATCGGTCGCCCCTTCGCAGGGGTAACTGTATTCATGCGCCGGTACGTCCTGGTAGTTTGCTCCATGACGTATCCGTAGCGAAGGACTAGCCCGTCTTGCTGGAACGCGGACAAGTTGTGCAAAACAGGTCCAACGTTGACAACCCAGTCAACGAGCCAGCTCCATGGTGCGAGATTCCAAAGGACTTCGGGCGTTAGCTCGATTCCATAAAGGATACTCGCTTGCTGCACGATCTTCTCAACCCCATCGGGGTTGTATTGATCGTAGTGGTAGGTATAACAACCCGAGAACCAAGTTTCGGTTCGGATGGTGTCTGTTAACCTATACCATGGAGGCCCAACCGTGTCAGAACCACCTACCCCGTTGGGGTAGACGCCAATGTTATGCGTAACAGTGGTCCTGATGTCTGGTTGCGAGAGTCGTTTACGGTATACATTCTTGCCAGAATCTCTGGCAAGCTGCTGCAGAATCTCATGAGATTCTGTGATCGCCTTGGCTGCATCCTTTAGGGATGAAACCAATGGGGCCCATCCGAACTGAACGTTCAGATACTCCCCGCCGAGATTGCGGAAGAAGTCAGCTCTGTTTTTCAACAGGGTCGCTCCTACCATATTGGGAATTCCTTCCCGATACAACTCGGCAAGCGA